AAGCTGAGATAATTAATCAGAAACGATCTGGAGGTTTACTAAGTTAATGGCAACTTTTCCTATTGCAAACCCAGTTTATAATACAAGGATCAATGCAAGTCCAAAAGTAAATGTTCTAAGTTTTGGTGATGGCTTTGAACAACGCTTAACGGAGGGACTTAATCAAAATCCTTTATCTGTAAATTTAGTTTTTGAACTTTCACAGACTGACGCAGACACAGCAATATCTTTTTTAAATTCAAGAGTAGATGATGGAGCATCTTTTGATTACACATTGCCAAGTGAGTCAAGTTCTAGAAAATTTGTATGTACTTCTTTCCCAAGAACAATTCCATACTTGAACAGAGTTCGTTTAAGTTGTGTATTTAGGGAGGTTTTTGAGGCGTAATGGCAATACCTTTTGCTGAACTTAATAAAATAAACCCCAGTTCTATTATTGAACTTTTCGAGCTTGAACTTACTGTTGGAAAGCATATTGCTACAGGCAATCCACAAAATTTGCCTACCGTTTACAGATTTCATGCTGGTGCAAATCTTAATTCGTTTGGTGAAGTAATATTTCAATCAAATTCCTATCAAAGGGTAGCAGTAAAAACAGAAGGTTTTGAAAGAAATAGCACTGGAGTTATTTCAAGACCAACACTAACTTTTTCAAATTTAGGAGGAATTGTACAAAACCCAGCAACAGGACTATTAATAACTATGAGTGATTTTTTACAGTTAGTGAATCAAGTCACTCCACATAATGATCTAATTGATGCAAAATTTACAAGAAAAATGCCTTTAGCATCTGCTTTAGATAATGCTAATTTTTCATCAGGCACAAATCCTTTTGGAACTCCAAGTGCAGATAGATTGCGTGATGAGATATTTGTAATTGATAGAAAAGCTGTTGAAAGTAGACAGATTGTTCAGTTTGAACTTACAGCAGCACATGATTTAGAAAATAGATTAATACCCCAAAGAACGGTTACAAGAGATTTATTTCCAGCCGCAGGTACGTTTGTTTGATGTCTGAATATACTTGGGCTAAAAATGCTTTTAACCATGCTAAAGAAGCATATCCAGAGGAATGTTGTGGATTAATTATTGACCTTGATGGTGTTCAAACCTATTGGAGGTGTAAAAATATATCTAAATCATATAAAACAAAATCATTTGTCATTGATCCCTTAGACTATGCCGCTGGTGAAGATCAAGGAGAAGTTCTTGGCATAGCACACAGTCATCCAGATGGCGAACTAGCTTTTAGTCATACTGATAGAATGGCCTGTAAGTATTTAGATTTACCTTTTTATCTTGTTGAACCTAAATCAGAGTCTATTATTGTTGTATATCCATCTGAAATAAATGATTAAATTAACTATTTATGGCAGATTAAGAAAATTTGTTGGTCAATCAAGTTTTGAAATAAAAGCAAAAACTCCATTGGAGGCATTTAGTTTCCTAATTAATAATTTTAAAGGGGTTGCACAGCATATCAAAGATCAGGAATATTGTGTGATGGCAGGTAATCTAAAGATTACTGAAGATTTATTAAATTTACGGACAGAAAGCGATATAAAAATCATACCTGTTGTACATGGTGAAATTTTTAATTTTATTATTGGAGGTGCACTTTCATTTTTGCAAACAGGTTCACTTAGTTTTCTCGGAGGGCTTAAGATTGGCAGTGCCGCTTTATCTGTTATAAACACTGTTGGCCTTGCTATGGTTGCACAGGGAGTTGGTGAATTATTAACACCAACCCCAAAACCTTTTAATGTAGAAAGACAAGAAGATCCTCAAGACCCTAGCTACTCTTTTGGTGGGCTTTTGAATAATACAAAGCAAGGTGTTCCAATTAACATAATATATGGAGAAACTTTAGTAGGAAGTACTGTTATAAGTTCTTCAATAGATACTTTTCAAGTCGTAAATACTGCTTAAATTATGTTTGGAGATTCGCCAAGAATTATACTTGATGCTTTAATTGCAGCAGACAAATTAAAGTCTATTGATTTTGGTACAGTTGTTGATTGTCTTGGCGAGGGTCAGATCGAGGGCAGTGCGACAGCAAGTAAGGCTGGTATTACAGATAAAACGAGTGCTGCATATAAAAATGCGTTTTTAAAAGATTTATTTTTAAACAAAACTGCTGTTCTACAAGCTGATGCTGATAACACAAACCCAGACACATCTGAATTTAATTATCCTAGTGACCAGTTAAGATTTGAATTTCAAGATGGTACTGCAAATAACACAGTGCTTTTTGCTGCTGAACAGCAAAGTAGTGAAGTCATTACAGGTGATAAAGGGCAAGAATGTAGTTTTCCTGTAGGCGGTTCAGCTACAGCAAGATCAGGAACTATTTCAAATACAAGTATTGATACAGTTCAAGTAAAAATTAAGTTTGATCAGTTTTTTAAATTAAATACTGAAACAGGAAATAGAGAATCTACCTCTGTTCAAGTCATTATAAAAGTTAATCCTAACAATGGATCTGCGATCACAGTATTTGATGAAACAATAACTGGTAAAAGTTTCAATCCTTATAACAGAGATTATGGTATTGATTTACGAGACTTAACTGGATACAACACAAATACTTCTGGAGCATCTGGTTCGTTTTTCCCAATAGTTGTAAGTGCTGAAAGAGGTAACGATGTCGGTGATGAAAATACTTTTAATACAATGCGTTTAGGGGAAATAAGGCAAATTATTAGAGAGCCGAACAATTATCCAAATATCGCATATTCAGCATTAAGATTTAGCTCTGAATTATTCCAAAATACGCCAGCTAGATTTTTTAGGGTAAGAGGAAAACTTGTAAAAATACCGCACAACGCAACAGTCGATCTTACAAATGGAAGGCTTACTTACAGTGGAACTTTTAATGGCACTTTTAAAACAGATAAAGCTTGGACAAGTGATCCAGCTTGGGTTCTATATGATCTTCTTACAGATACTACAAGTGGGTGTGGTTTGCCAGAGTCTGAATTAGATCCATTCACCTTTTATGGAGTAAGTACATATTGTTCAGCTTTAGTAGATGACGGTGATGGCGGACAAGAGCCACGTTTTTCAATAAATGTAAATATTAATAATAGGCGTGATGCAATGCGAGTTATAAGAGATATTTGTTCTGTGATGAGAGCTATACCATATTACGAAGAAGGTACTATAAAAATTGCTCAAGATGCTCCAAAAGATCAAGCAAATCCAAGTGATTTAAGTTTTGATTATGTTTTTAATAATGCAAATGTTATTGATGGAGATTTTTTATATTCTGGTACATCTTCCAAAACTAGGTTTAATGTTATCAATGTTTCTTACTTTGATCTTGAAACACAAGAGGTCGATTATGTGACTGTTAAAGATAGCACTGCACAGTCAAAATACGGAACACAAACAAAAACAATTAATACTTTTGGCACAACTTCTAGAGGTATGGCACAACGTGTTGGAAAGTGGTTTTTGCAGACACAACAAGATCAAACTGAGACAGTTAATTTTGAGACAAATATTGCAGCGGGTTCGGTTTTAAGAATTGGGGATATTATCGGTATTGCAGATAGAGTCAAATCTTCAACTAGGCGAGGCGGTTTGGTAAAAGCTGCTACTGTTTCACAAATAACATTAGATGATTCTAGTGCTACAAATTTGCCAGATATAAGTGATAGTCCACAAATAAGTTGTATGCTCTCTGATGGTTCTGTCGAAACAAAGTCAATATCTTCTTATTCTGGTGGTGGATTGATAAATGTATCTTCAAACTTTACATCTGCTCCAGTAGAAAATAGTCCGTACATTCTTGAATCTGGTGAAATAGCAGTTCAGGCATATAGAATTATTAATATCAAAGAAAATTTAAAAAAAACATATACAATTTCTGCTGTTAATTTCAATGAGGGTAAATATGCAACAGTTGAAGATGGTGAACAACTACCAGTTAAAAACATAAACATACTTACAAGCCTTTTACCATCACCTTCAATAATAAATGGATCAGATGGTACAAAAGCAATTCAGGAAATTATAGTATTAAACAATAATAGACCTGTTCCAAAGCTTTTTATTGACTGGCAATCTATAGAAGGTGCATCTGGTTATCAATTAATTTATACAAAAGATGATGAAAACCCTGTTGTTGTAAACACTCAAGAATCAGAATTTGAAATTTTACCATCGGAATCAGGAACATACAAAATACAAATTTATACAATAAATTCAAATGGAGAAAGAAGTGCAAGCCCTACTGAAGCAACCATTGATACTCTAGGACTTACTGCTGTCCCAGAAAATCCTACAGGTTTTGAGATAGAGCCATTTAATAACTCACAAGTAAGATTGACATGGACAAAAACAACAAGCTTAGATGTTGAATTTGGTGGGGCTTGTGAAATAAGACATTCTCCAAATTCTTTATCAACAGCCACATTTGCAAACTCAACTCCTTTAAATGAAAATATAAACGGTGCAACAAATGAAGTAATATTGCCAGCGTTATCAGGGACTTATAGTTTAAAATTTAAAGATTTAGGTGGTAGACTTTCCGCAACAGAAGCAAAGGTAGAGCTTTCATTGCCAGAAATGGTAGATGAATTGTTAGTAAAAAGTCAAAGAGAACAAACATCTTTCAGCGGTACAAAAACAAATTTAAGTGTCAGTTCTGGTGCTTTACAACTTACAAATCCAGCATCTAATTTAACTGGCTCTTATCAATTCGCCTCTGTTTTAGATTTCGATGCTGTTTATCAAAACATAAGACTTAAAAGACATATTAAGAGTGAAGGTTTTTTTGTATCAGATCAATTTGATTCCATCCCCGATTTAGATTCACGACTTAATTTTGATGGTGCTGGCAGTGACCGTTTAAGAAGTAAATTACAAGTCCAGACATCACAAGACAACTCAAGTTTCACAACAGAGCAAAATTTAACAAATGGTTCATTTAGTGCAAGAGCTTTTAAATTTATAGGCAATATTATTTCTGTAGACGTAAATGAAAATATAAAATTAACTGAACTAGGTTTTGATGCTTTCTTGCCTTCAAGAACAGAAAACAAATATCAATCTGGTGGAAATATTATTTCTACACCTTTACAGTCAGGAACTTCATCTAGTGGTTTAGCAGTTGTATTTGGTAAACCATTTTTTACAGGAACAAGTGATATTGGTGGGTCAACCACAGCATTTTTACCCTCAATCTCTATATCTCCAGAAAATGCTCCATCAGGTGCGTTTTACGAGTTGAGTGCTATTTCAAGAACAGGGTTTACAATAGTATTCAAGAACTCATCTAGCACAGTGATTGATGTGAAATTTACATTTCAAGCGTTAGGATATGGAAAGGGAGCTTGATTAAATGACAAGAGTAAATTCAACTGGCAAAGAAAGTTCAAGTAATTTCTCACCTGATAACGGCACTGGATCTGCTGTAAGAACAGCAATGAAAGATATATTTGAGTCATTAAGGACTGTTAATAGTGCTGCGGGTGATCCCTCTGGTGCTGCAAACCTAGCAGCTTATCAGTTACATATAAATACAGATAGTAATCTATTAAAGATAAGAAACGCAGCAAATTCAGCATTTATTGAGCTAGGGAATGTAAGTCAGACAAACTTTGGTTTTTTATCAGCAGCTGGTGGCACAATGACAGGTGCTTTTCTTGCTGATGATGCTGGTACAGCTTCAGCTCCAGCATTAAGTTTTGACGGCGATACAGATTTAGGTTTGTTTAGAAAATCTGCAAATGTGTTGGGTTTTTCTGCAAGCGGAACAGAGCGTATGATATTTGACCAAAATGGTCTAACTTTACAGGCACAAAATGATCTTAGGTTTGCTGATTCTGATTCAAGTAATTATGTAGGCTTTCAAGCACCAGCTACAGTATCATCAAGTCTTACATGGACATTACCCGCTACTGACGCTGCTGTTTCTGGCTATGCTCTTGTATCAGATGGATCTGGTACTTTATCGTGGGCGGCTGCTGGTGGTGGAGCAGTCGGTGGTGGCTCTGATTCAATTTTCTGGGAAAATTCACAAACGATTACTCAAAATTATTCAATAACTAACGGTAAAAATGCTGGAAGTTTTGGGCCTATAGAAATTCAAAGCGGAGTTACAGTTACAGTTGGGTCAGGGGAAACATGGACTGTGGTATAAAAGTGTTTATAATAAATTTAAGAATATAAACCTATGAGTCAACTAAAAGTCAACAGCATAATTCCAGTAGCAGGTGTACCAACAGGCGGTGGTGGTGGAATAGTTCAAATAAAACAATCAGTTAAAACTGACGTACAAACTACAACTGCACAATTTGGCTCTTGGGTTGACATCTCAGGTCTGTCTGTAGCAATCACACCAACATCTTCCAGTAGTAAAATTTTAATTAATTACTCTTTAATGTGTTCTGCTAATAATGTGATTGTAGGTATTAAATTATTGAGAGGTAGTACAGCTATAGGAGAGGGTGCTGGTACTCCTTCGACTTCAAATTATAAGGCTTCGTTATTTTCTTGGACAGGAGGTAATAATCTATCGACAATGAGTAAATTTGTTTTAGATAGTCCAGCCACAACAAGTGCTACTACTTACAAGCTACAGTTTGCAGGGCACAATGGCGGTACTTGTGGTATAAATGATTTTACAGGTGGTGGAAATTATCTAACTGACAGTACTTTAACAGTAATGGAGGTGTCAGCATGATTACTTCCATGTATAATCTAATTAAAAACTGATTATGAGTTTAGATCACCAAGCAATTTATAAAGCATACGCTGGAACGGTAGTTTCTATTGATGATTCTGCTGGTGCTTTTGACGCAAGCGGTAATTCTGTAACTCTTGAGCAAAGCAAGATAGATGCTGCACGAACAACTTTAGATGCTGAAGCTGCTGCTGTTAAATATAA